CGAAAAACTAATAATTTGAAATCATTACAATCAATGATTATTAGTGATTCTATATATATAGAACCTAAGGATTATCATAATTCACTATAATGACTAGGACACATAGCAAAAAATGGCCCCCAGATTTAATATAATGTTATTCTAGAGCCTTCAGCTTGACTGCTATTCTTGGCCTACTAGAATCTCTTCTAATGGTGTATCTTTAGGATTTTCATTCATCATAGCAGCTAATACAGACTCATCAAAGTCTTCAGAAATTAATGCTGTATATGGTGAAATAAGTCTAGATACATTACGAAGAGACATGGACTTATATGCATTCATATCTTTTGAGCCTGATAAACGGAAAGGTTTAGTTTCATCATTCTTTGCTCTACATACTTCAGAAATTGCAAAGCCAAACATTTGGTTATTGATCCCATAAGAAGAACCATTTATTTCCATATTTTCAATAACCAAATCTTGAATATTTTGATATGGGATTGTATTAATTACATAACCAAGCATGAAGAAGAGGTTAAGCATCTTTTCACAGTTACCAACGAATTGGATAACTTTAGTAGATACGATGATTTGATCATCATCTCTATATCTAAGGATACGATAATCTTCTGGATCACTATTGGCAGTAAGTTTAAGTTTCTTAACCTTAGTAACTTCATAAGGTCTAGTAGCAAACATGGATGGGAATCTAAACATTCTTAGTCCATCATTCTTACCAGTTTCGATATCTTGAACAGTATAATTGAATATACCCATGATATTGATATAGTCGCCTTCTTGTTCGGCAATATTTCTATCGAAATACTTTTCTGGAACGTATGCTACCATTTCTTTTCCTTTAGCTGAGAATAAGATAGATTCTTTCTCTTGCTTGCAGAAATAAGGAAGTTTAGCCATTAATTTTCACTACTTTCTTCTCAAACACAATAGAGAGATTTAAAATAAGGAAGTGCTAGTTTATCTTCTTCTGTAAGATCTTCTGATAAAGATTTCTTAAAAGCAATCTTACCAACTGTTTCTCTTTGATGAGGATCTGCACCATTATCCATTAGATACTTAGCAATAGCATAGTTACCATGCTTTAAAGCATTATAGAATGGCCAGTTATCATAACAGTCAGCAGTAGCTCCTAATTCCATCATATATTTAACCAAATCTAAAGAAGAGTATTTTACAGCTTCATTAAATGCAGAACCATTTCTAATATTTCCGAAAGATCCACAAGTAGGTTTGATATCATTTTCAATAGCAAAGTCTACTAATACTTTTAATCTTTCTAATTGGTTAGCATTTACTGCATCTAGCATAAGATCTTCTATTTGGAAAGGTCTATCTAACCCAACATGCTTATCATATACAGCAATTAATACCTTCTTAACCACTGATAGTTTAGTATTAGGATTTTGAATAATGGTAGATAAGATAGGTTCGTCTAATTCTCCAATATGGAGTAATAAGATAGAACTAATAATATCATCATATGGTTTCTCAAGTATCAATTCCCATAAGAATGGATTATTATAGAACTTTTTGTTCTTAATAATAAATGGTTTCTTTTGTCTAAATTCTTCTGTGTCTATCTCATTTTCAAAAGAAGAATTGTAATTATAATCCTTATAATTGATGCCTTTAGATAAAAGGCTACTCATCAAAAGGCTATCATTAATTAGTGCTTTTTCACCCAATTTGGTCATCTCCAATCATTAAAAATATCTATTATAAGTAAGTCAAAGAAATAGAAAATCCCCTAAGGAGAACTAACTCCTTAGGGAATGATTGAGTGTTAAGTGTTACTATTAGAATGAACACCAGCTCTGTGTTCCCAATCTTCACTCATATTTGTACCAAAGTCATTGAAATGACGATCTGCAAATAAGATTAAACCATTCTTATACATTACATTTTCACCATTACAACCACATTGGTTTTCATATCCATCGACTGGTACATCGAATTGTTTAATAACTTTAGGCATAGAAGTAGAACTTCTACCAGCATTTTTAGCAATAGGAGTTGTATCAGATTTGGAAGCAGTAATAATACCTTCAGATGTTGTACCACCAGTGGTTACACCATTAGAGTATACACCGCCTTTAATAACCGCACCTACAATAGTTCTACCAACTGTAGTTCCTCCAATAATAGTGCCACCTATCAAAGTACCTCCAGTAGATACCAAGTTACCAGTAGTTTTACCACCTTCAATAGTAAATTGTTTACCATTAATACAACCAGTAGCAATACCGCCTTCACCAATACCGCCTTTTGTAGTACCACCAGTAGTAATATCTCCTACTGTAATACCACCAGTAGTGATCATATCTTCACCAGTAATTGTGGCATTAGTAAGAATACTATCTTTAATAACAGGATTAATGATAGTACCATTAGAAGTCTTACCACCAGATACAATTGTATTGATAGCAATTACATTGGAGATTGTTCCCTTTACTGTAGCTTTAGAAACGATTTCTGTTTTAGGATCTTTCTCTCCATCTACACTTCCAGAACGAAGAATGGCATTTAAGATTTGACCTTCTGTAATAGTACCGTTTAGAGTATCACCATTGATGACTGTGATATCCATCATACGATCATTCTTACCTTGAGCTAAACCATCTACAGTATGACCATTGATCTTACCATCAATAATAGTACCTTCAATAAGGTTACCGTTTTTATCAATGATAGCATTTACAATAACTGCTTCTTTGATAACTTCTGCAGACGTAGTACCATATCTATGAATAGAATTATCAATAGTAGAACTTTGACCAGCAAATTTAGAGTATTCGGATACTCCTCGTAATTGATCTGTTTTGATAACTGTTTTGCTAGTAGTATAATCTACAGAACTATCGATCGCTAATTTAAACAATGTAGCATTATTGCAATCATAAGTTTTATAGATATCAGTAAGCTTACCAGTTACTTGTTTTAATACGCCATCTTCCACATATTGGAAAGTATATACTTTGCCAGGTTCTAATTCGATGGTAACATTCATCTTGGCATCGCTATATTTGATAGTAGCGATCAATGTACATTTTTGAGATACATCAACACCAGTAATCATAGAAGGAGTACAACAGCAACAAGATAAATTCAAAGGACCTTCTGCTCTATATAAACCACTCATCTGACCAGGAGTGATATTGGAATTCTTCGTAGTAGTATAATCAGAACAACATCTTCCACCAACTACACCGCCATTATATGCTGGAGTTGGATCAAAGACATGATTAACTTCATAGCAGTCATTGCTGCTAGAAACTGTATAATGACTATGAGAATTGCAAGATTTGCATTCAGACATTTACTTTACCTCCTTTAAGAAATTTAGTATTATAAAGATGTGAACACACAAGAAGATGGATAAGGGAAATGAATCCCTTATCCAATGGTTTATTGTTCAGTTGGAGTAACTTCAACTTTTGTAGCGTCTTGTAGAGGTAGATCCTTAATAATCTCTGTATCCTCTTTAACGCCTTCAGCAATAGCTTCTAATTCTTCCTTAGTAGGTGAGTTTATAGCACTGTAAACTAGTACTAATAGTTTGAAGAATTCTCTTACTTGATTAATAACGTCAGGATATTCATCAATTTGAGATTTAGTCATATAAGACCAAATAGAGATATTCTTCATAATCATCATAATGAAGAAGTTTGTATGACTATCAAAAGGAGAAATACCTCTAGCAACTTTGGATAGAACAATAGAGAACAAAGCACCAAAGTCATATTCCTTTTCTGCTCCATTCTTTAATTTAAATCCAAAGTGCACTAATACCGCATCAGTAAGTTCTGGTAAGAATGCATTGAATTCAAAACCAGATCTGTTTCTTGCAGTATATAGATCTTCGATAGATCTTCTTAATCTTACTTCATTATTATAGATCTTAAGAATATTGGTTTTTAAAGCTTTGATGAAGATAGCTGGATATGCTTGAGAAGTAAAGTTAGCCATTTTATAAGCAAGATATACTTTATCAATGATCTTCTTAGTCTTTTCTCCATCATTAGCAGCTTCAGCTTTAAGCTCTTCCATCATCTTATCACGTTTATTCAAATCTTTATCTTCGTAATAAATATCAAAGATCTTTTGAATATACTTAGCATTTAGCTTTGTATGTTTAAAGAAGATAGAACCAGAGATATCATGTTTTCCATTGAATAGAGGTTCGTTCAATTCAGCATCAAGTTCTGCTTCTAGTTCTTTAATAGTTGCATTCATTTCATCTGTTTCTTTTTCTAAGATTTCAGATGGTTTTAAGATTGTTTCTTCAGTCATATTTCCTCCATTATTTAGTCATATTAGCAGCAACTTTAGGATCCAATGTTTCGAAGTAATCTTGTTGCATTTTCAATCTTACTAAGGTAATAATATCACCACGAAGAATTGGATTATTGATTAATTGGTTATATAGGGCAAATAATGGAACACCATTCGTTATTTGAGATAAGAAGATATTAATAATATTAGTATCTACCATACCGTATGCATAACCATAAACAGTTGCATCAGGAACTTCCATATTTTTAATATAAGAAAGAACCAATGGAAGGTTAGCCGTAATTACTAATAATGCATTATCTTGACCAAAGATTGCTTTACCATAATTAGAACTCATATCTTTATTTAGTTTCAATTGTTCTAGATTGAAAGTAGAGTAAATATTATCTCTTTCTTCATATAAGAATCTAGAGAAGAAGGAAACTAAATAGTTATTGAAATTAGATACGAAGAAATCATAGATAAACATTGCAGCCAAATATAAATCAGTTTCTTCATTTTCAATAAATTGGAATCCATATTTTTTAGATACTGCAGAGATTGTATCTCTATACATTTCTTTTTCTTTAGCAGAGATCTCTTCTTGATCATATGGATAAGTTGTATAAAGTTGTTGAAAGGTTTGTTTAAATGCTTTGACGATATTAGGTTTTGGCAAAGTATCAAAGCGGTTAAACATTTGAGTCAAAGTATCTTCGACTACATTCATAGCATAATCGCTATCAAATTGAACAAGAATACTGGCTAATTGGTTATCAGATTGAAGCTCGTATTCTCTGTTATTCATAAGGAAATCTAACATTAGGCGGTACCTCGATTATAACAATTAAAAGTGTACAAAGTTCTTATCTATTTGTAACCATTGCCTTAATTTTTTATATTGAGAATATAGGTATTATGCCATTTGTTGATAATCTATTTTGTAATGAGTTCTAATAAGTTTATTATTTTCATCCGTTTTAAAGTTAAAGTAATTTTTCCCAGTAACCATTTTAAAGAAATAATAGAACTCATTGGTTAGGTTATAACCATATACATTATTCATATCATTTTGAAGAATATCAGAAACTGCATGATGGAAACTAATAACCCAATATTGGTTTTCATCAATATTCTTAACTGATCCTCTTTTGACATTTAAAAATCCCAAACCTAGTAAAATTCTAAATTGAATAAGCTCTAGCAAAGAAGTAGATTCATTTGATTCGAATTCAGTATATAAAGCATCTTCTTCAATATACAATTCTTTTGATTTTGTATCTACGATTATCCCTTTAAAATCACAACAACTATGATTCTCATCGCAGATATTATCAAGATCAAACCTTTTTACAAATATTATATCTTTGAATGATACCCTATAAGGCTTAATTAGTTCTGAATTCAATATTACTTCTTTTGCTAGATCGTTTAACTTACCCATTATAATACTTAACTCCTATTATTAACTCTTATTATGTTTTAATTTATCTATTGTAATCCATTATCTTCTTTATTGTTTTCATAATAAAGATCTCGCTCTCCAGCGTTCATTAGATTATAAATAGATGACTGACTCATTTCTTCTTCGGTTTTATTGAAATCTAAGAAAATCGAAGTTGGAAGAGAGCTATTATTTGATGCCATAGAATATTCGTCATCAATGGATACGTCATCTGGATTGATTTTATATTTTCTAGCATAAGCTTCTCTTACAACTGGGTTTTGAAGCATTTCCCTTAATAGAGCAGTTTCTTGTTTACGTTGTTTGGTCATATAATCACCAAACAATGTATTCATGGCTTTTTGCATTTCACCCATTTGATTTTGGACTATTGATCCTCTATCATCATCAGGTCTGTTGATATATTCTATTTCTTGAGTGATATCGGTCATGTTTTCATCGATACTCATATCAAGAACTTCATCTATATCATCTTCTGTTTTGATACTGCCCTTTTCAATACCAAATAATTCTTTTAAGTTTTTACCTTCATACCATACATAAAGGCCAACTAAGTATGAGAATATTTGGTCATCGTGTGTTAAAGCAGAGTGCTCTACTTTACCATTACGTTTTACTTCTAGACCACGCATTTCTTGATAAATACTTGGGGAGATAAATTTATCTTTATGATAATTAACACGTTCTCTAAGTATTTCTATCAATAAGTCACGAACGTTGTTTGTAGATGTAAGACCATATACTTTAGTCTTACGTTTATTTCTGATAATACGATTACCATCAGTAGTTTCTTCAAGAACTCTATCTTTAATTTCGTAATAGAGGTTTTTCTTAACTGGTGTTTCTAACAACTTACCAATTACGGATAAACCGTAGCCACCATTTCTTTCGACGTTTACAACGGCATTAGGCATCATATTAGTTACTAGATATTGAACTACCCTAGCAAGTTCTATATTAGAAATTGTATTACATTTCAAATCGGCAAATACTCTAGTTGTCTTAGAGTCTATACAAGTAATACAAGAACTATCTTTAGATACACCACCAGATGGATCGACACCAATGATTGGTGGGTATTTAGGAACTAAGTTAGACTTAAGTGGTATTTCTTCATAAATATTGAATTGGTATTTACCAAAGATAAGAAGTGTCTTCTTAGGTTCTTTACAATACTTACGAATGCCATCTAATTCATCTTTAGTGAATGGGTTATTTTCAGATTCGTCAGACCATTCAAGAAGGATTTCACGACGGATAAGAGGCCAATCCCATTCCAAATCTTTACATTGTTTTTCAAACCATTCTTCAGTATAACCAAGTTGTTGGTAAGTGAATTGAATATGGACAAATGTAGAGAGTTTATTAGCATCAATGATTTCTCTTAATTGAGGATATGTAAGATCATACCATTGTTCACTAAACTTAGAAGCATTGTTTAATACTGTATAAGCATACTTACCTTCATCATTAGTTAAGAAGCCAGGAGTTGTAGTATATACTACGCCAAAAGGAACATTGTTTTGTTTAGCAATTTCAATGGCCTTACTCATCGCTGGTCTCATATTACCATAGATAGTTTTCATGAATGGAATAAATGCAAATTCGTCAGCCCATAAGAGAGGGAATGTTTGACCCCGAAGCAAGTTAGCAGCTGCTAATTCATTTCTTGCTTTAGCGTAGGTCTTAATATTGTTTCTATTAATAGCATTTTCCATATAGACTTGAGTACTTTGAACTTGTTTCTTACGAGTACCATCCATAGTAAACTTAGAGTCAAATCTAAGATAAGATGGAAGTAAGTCACGTATTGCTCTAATACGAGATAAGTTCAAGCGGCAGTCTTTAGCTTCTTTGTTAAGAAGAGAAATTTGTGTATTTTGAGTTCTGAAGTTATAGATGTATGTATATAAAACAGCTGTACCAATAGTCTTACCTGTCTGACGGGGCTGTAGTAATAAGCAGTCAAAGTTCATGATTGCCATGTATAAGAATGCCATATTACCACGGTTTAATATAAACTTAGACGGTTCGCCAGATGATGGGATACGAGCTACTTCTCGAAGATAATACCAGAAGTTATTTCTTACTTCGGCCAGTACCTTCATTTTATATAAAGTACTCAGATTTGGATCGTGTGGATCTATATTTGCAAGATCTGGATCTAATAAAGCCAGCATAAATCTATGGTTTTTGACACCAATAGATTTAAGATAGTTACTCATTTCGATGAAGGATTTATTAGTAGTAGATCTTTGATAATATACCTTCTGACCCTGATTCTCCATCATAGTTGGAGCATCATAAATCATATTTTGATTAGGCATGATTAAGCAATAACCCTCCTTTGTAAATGTAATCTAAAAGCAGATTATTATGTAAATGTCGCAGTTTATAAAAGTAGATTTAATCGTATACTATAATAATGAGATATGTTTATATTATAGGAGGATATGATGGAGAATATTTATTTACAGTTAATAGATACTGCATATAGAGATATATTGTCTCATATATTTGGTGCAGATAATACTATGCTTAATACATATCATACTTTATTTTTAGTGATATTTCTAATCGTATTTGCTAATAGAGGGATGGCTTTTCTATTGAGAAGGCATCATATTATAAGCAAGATAATTTCATATATTTTATATTTTTTAATCATTATAATAGATCTAAGTCTATTAATAGGAGTTTAGAATGTGTGAATCATTATATACAAAGAGCTGTGAATTTGCAATAAAGGCATTTAATTATTTAAATACAAGAGTTAACAGAACAAGAATACCATTCTTTCAATTAGAAACGGCTCCTAATACTAATACTGTTGGTCATGTAGTAAATGGTACTATGACTCTAAATATTCATAATATATTGGAGTTAGCAAAGACTTTTGATAAATATGATTGGGCTAATATTAGAGGGCTGATTTTAATTACTATAATTCATGAGTTATCCCATATCAATCAAAATATAGATTATAATAGATTTTCTAAAGATGAAGCATATCATCAAAAAATAGAATTGGAGAATCATTATAATGCATTGAATTTCATGCTAAATAGAGAGGAAGAATTACATAATCTTTTCGGAGATTATTCTGATGATATTTGTCTTGATCTGGAGTTAACTCAAAAGTGTTTAGAGAATCCACAATTAAAGAATTCTTATAAGTTAAGAAATACAGATGATGTAGCAATAGTATCATTGCTAAATATGTTTACTGGATTGAAGAAAGCTGATAGGGCAAAGGTAGAAGAATGCTTGATAAATTCTAATCAGGTATTTGTGACTTATAAAGATAATAATGAAGTTTCTTCATATAAGTACAGTGAGATAGTTAAAGATATAAAAGGTATCTGGTATACTTATAAGATATTCAATATCATCAAATTCATATTCACCTTGCCAGCATATAGAGTAAATATAGTATTAGAGGATAATACAGATCTCTATATAAACTTAACTAGAAATGATAATGGCCAATTATCAGAATCTGCTGGTCAGTTTGTAGCAAATATAATTACACAATAAAATCAGGGTATAGGCTATTGTGCCTATACCCTATATCTTTTTAAGCATGTGTATTTTCTTTTTTTAAATTGATAAATAATTCACACCAATTCTCTAGTGTAAGATCTACTAATTCGAATACGTCTTCTTTTTTATACTCATCATTTGAGAAATTATAATCTTTATCAATATATTCTAATACGGATTCATAAATTCTATCAAATAATTTCTTATATAGATCTTGGTCTATAGACTCTTTATCACCTTCAAATAAAACAGTCGAATAGAAATTTTTGAAATCTTTTGTATCCATAAAAGAAGATATCATTTTTCCATCTAAATTACCATAAACATTTTTTAATCTTTTTAAACCATTATCATCTAAACTAAGATTTCTATCTTGGTATTCAAAATAGATAGTAAAGATATAAAATAATGTAGCTCTAATAACTTCATTTACAAAATGATCATAGTGTCTATCTTTAACTTTATTACGTGTTGTAGAAACGTTACATTGATCAAATAATCTACAAGCAATTCTATTTCTAATAGATATACAATTTGTAATTGTTTTCTTATAAAGTAATCTTGTTACTTTCCAAGTATTTATTGTATATTTAAATTCTTCTTTAACGTACTTTATTCCTTTTTTACTATGGTTACCAATCAGTGCATAGTATGTAAATATCGATATAACACAAATGACATACACAGTTGAAACCATAAATAATTTAACACCAGATACAGGAACTGGATCCAGACCAATTGCATAGAAATAATGGTCTAAAACGTATGGAGTGATTGCTCCAAGAATAATTGTAATAAGAAGCATTGAAAGAAAAGTTGCTTGCAATCTCCATCTATACATAAGATGGGATAATATGATATTGGTTAAGTCTTTTTTTAGTTTTAAGCTAATTATAATATCTTTCATAGTATAGTCTATCCTTGTATAAGATTCTTTACTCTCCGTTTTAAGAAATCTTGTACATAGCTATAGAATTCTTCCTCTTCAAACATACTAGGGATATTATCGCTTGCGGAATATTTCATTAAGAAGATTTTTTCATAGGTAGATCTAAAATGAGCTCTATCAAAAAGATTATATCTATCGTCCCTATCCTTTCTATCTATACCTAAGATATAATCGAATAGGCTATTATATATACTATTTGATAGCATTACATTTTCAAATTTATCATTTACCTCTTGATCATCATCAGATTTACGTCTGACGATACAGTGTTTTCTTAACATACCAATTCCAGGAGATAATAAATATACTTTGTCTGGGAAAACATTTAACCCACAGTAGTATGAAGAAAATTCATCTATATCTAAGAACAATTTTCTAAAAGGTACACCTAAATCCTTGTACCCAGATCTGGTACAATTTATTGGTTGAGTTAGGCATATGTGTCTAATAGCAGAATCAAATATATTACCTTTGTTCATAATATTATATACCAAAGTAGATAGTAGCCATCTGTCAAGAATAATAATAATCTTTTCATTCTCCAACTTAGGAGCGATGATATTGTTAAAAGTATCCCTCATATTTAGAATCATCAAACTTTGAAGAATATCTGTAGGATAATTTTCAATGGTTAAAAGCTCTCTGATCTTTTTATATATCTCGCTACCATCATTGTATGGAAGAGATAAAGTCATAGCAGTATAACCATCGAATTCTTCAGGATGATCGTTTATATAATCAGAAAGCTTTTTACATGTTGTAGTCTTACCAGAACCATCGGTTCCCTCTACAACAATCAGTTTGCCTAAACGATTATTATTATTTGAAAACATATGTATCCTCCTTTGGATATTATTAAAGTGTTGTTTTAAATTACCACAAGAATAAAGAGTATACCAGTAAAGGTATACTCTTTTGTCTTTGTGTTTATTAAAAATAATCAGCAACACCATTCAAGATTTCGTTTTGAATAGCTTCTTCCAAGGATAATACGATTCTATCGCCATTTTTCAATTTCATAGAAACAGTACGGCCATCTTCATTTAGATTGATCCCATTATATAAGCAATCAAATGTTTCTAGCACTGTTTTGATATTAGCAGATTCAGAAATTAAGAAAGAGTTAATTTGAGATTGAGTAAGAGGTACCAAGATCTCAGTAGATTCTGCTAGGTTACCATATTTAGCGATATTATTGATTTCATCATTACGACGGAATAATTCAGAAGTAGGATTGATCTTATAATACTTCATATCACCATATTGACCAACAGATTCTGTTGTTACGATAGAAGTAGTATATGCTTTAGAATGAGAAGGGAAATATACGCGGTCATATGTAATGATTTGCATACCCTTTACAGTCATTCTACCATTTTCATTTGCCAAAGAACCAACAGCTCTAAGAGAGAAAGAAGGTTTTTGACCATCTCTTAAATCATCATTAAAAGATCTACCGAGGTCATTATTAGTACCACGGAAATGAGCTTTTACAAAATTACCATCCATCCAAAGTTTAGTATACCACACTTGTTCTAAAGTTGGATCGATTTTACTTTGACGTGCAAGAGTTGCATCAGATGGATGACCTGCTTCACCTTTAAAGTTACCAGTTTCTACTAGTTCTTTTGTTCTAGGAGAGTTAATACCTTTTTCTAATTCGTCAGTTGGATAATATCTTCTATTTCGGTTAACTTCATCACCTTCTTGAAGAATACCTTCAGCAATGATAAATCCATTTTTATTAACTTCTTTTACTGTAAATTCTACATTGGCTCTAGTTTCTTCACAGATAATAGTGCCTACAAGATTATTTGTATCCAATTATTTTTCACCTACTCTTTAATTCATTATGTATAGAAATTATCTATATGTTTCCCAATACGATATTAGCAGTAAGATAAGAGTAGATCTTTAGTGATCTACTCTGTATCTATTTATTTTTTGTATTGCTTATTTTCTTTTTTAGGAGAAGCTTCTGAATTTTCTACTTTTACAGAACCGTTAACGTCCGCTTGTTCTAAAGAACTTTTTTCTTCTTTAAGTTCTTCTACTTTAAATTCAGGTTTAGTAGCTTCTGCAGGTTTACGATCTGTAACTGTTTCTACAACAGGTTCAGAATATTCTTCTGTAATAGCTTTAGCTGTTTGAATGTTAGGCAATTTGGATGGACCATTGTAAGTATTGTAGTTATCAAACCCTAGTGGAACTGTTACACCACCAGCTAATACCTCTTCAACCTTTGCTTTGAATTCTAAACAAATAGCAATATCTTCATCACGAAGAACTACTAGATTACAAGTGCCTGTAAAGCGAACTCCATTAATAGAGAAAGCTTTATCACAATGCACGTTTACTAATTTTTTAACCATTTGATATTACCCTCCTAAGGTAGATGATAGAATTAGATTATTAATTAATCGTCATCCTCATCATCTTCATCGTCGTCTTCGTCCTCATCATCGTCATCATCTTTTTTATCTTTATCATCAGAGTCGTCGTCATCAGAATCCTCATCGTCTTCGGCATCGTCGTCCTCATCATCATCATCTTCGTCTTCTTCTTCATCGAAGTCATCATCTTCGTCGTCATCGTCTTCTTCATCTTCATGATCGTCAACTTCTTCAGAATCATCTGTATCAGATTTTTTATCATCTACGATATCAACCAAGATTGTATCACCAGCATAATCGCCTTTAAGAATTTCTTCTTCAGCTTCTGTTTCTTCATCAATGATAGTATCGATTACAGACATAACAGCGTCTTCATGTAAGTCTTCATCGAATTTACCTTCTACCATAAGATCTACGTTTAGGTTTTCTAAAGCCATTTCAATACCTCGCTTATTAATTATTCATCAAAATTAGTAATAGGTTGTGGGAAGATCATATTTTGATCTTCATCATATTCTTGGGCTTCTTCATCCCAACCACACATAAAATCAATGGTAGAGCCATCAATATCGTTATCACCAATCATCATATTTTCTAGAAGATCTTTTTTCATATCTTCTACAATGATTTCATCTACAGGTCTAGACATTAGTATCCTCCTATAATATTCTTCTTTAATCCATTACTACTAATGTAGGAATTATCAATTATTTGCCTTCCATATATGTTTTCCCACCACAAGTATTATCATCTAAGTATTTTTGATACTCAGTACTATTAGTAGGATTTACATTGCTATTGGATTGTAATCCGTTTATATAAGATCTAAGCATGAATAAGATCATAGGAATTTCATAATATAGATCTTTTGTAAAGTAGTAATCTTTAGATTCTAGGCTTTCTAAATCCTCAATATTTAAATTGAATGGATCGCCAGTCTTGTTCATATAGTTGATAATAATATTCTTATAGAAGTCTTTCTTATCTTCTGTATAAGGTCTATTATTAACAATTCTATCAAATAGATCCATATCAATCCAGTTAATAGGATCTGCATTGAATTTATTTCTAAGATTAATAGATAATTCCCAATATTCTTCCATACGATCTACTAATAAACTATTAGGATCATGAACAGGTACTGGATAGCAGCTATTCAAATGAAGTTTATGATCTACATTTTCTATATCTCTAAATAAAGTTCTAGAGTATTCGATAGCAAATGTATCTGGTTTATGAACTGCTTGAGAGATATATAAATAGTAATCATCACTTTCAGAGAAGATACCATTTCTGATTAAGAACTCTATCAAATAAGGATCATAGATAAACATTCCTAAATAGCTATATATAAAAGTTTGAATATTGCCTTTATAGAATAGATTAATATAGAAAGATTTGAGCATAGTATATGCATCTCTGACTCTATCTAGCAATTGAGCATCGCTAGATAATAATACTGGAGATAGGTTAGTACCTACATTGCCAGGCATATACTCAAACTCATTTACCAGTAATTTCCCATTGAGGAATCCATAAGATCTTTCGCTAGAAGTTTCTAGGTTATATTTAATCTTATAGAAGTTAGCACCAGATTCTAATGTATCTGGAGAGCAAGAGTTTACTCTAAATAAAAGAGTATTATCTCTAAGATAAGTGATCATAAAATAATCATCAACACATGGTATGATTGTATTAGGTAAGATGATAGCTTCACCTTCAATAGGAGATTCAGGACCAAATTCTCCTCTTTGAAGATCTATCATCATTCTTTCAACACCATAAATTTGGAAGTTCTTAATTTTATTATATCTTAGAGGAGTATTTTCACCTAGTTGATGATATACTTCTTTATCACCTTGATCTAGGGTTGATTGCTTATCATTTATATTCCAATAAGTTACTGTAGTTGGTTTCTTATCGGTAAATAAATAATAGGGGTTATTTGCTAAACGATTCTGTAAACCTGTTACCAAGCTTTCGGTAGTTTTTCTATAATTCGTATTAGTAAAACTTCCCATATTAGGTTTCACCTCCATTAAGTAATTATAAGATTATATTGATGTGAACTGATAGGCATTTAAACAAAAAAAAATAACGGAATCCCATAATAGGATTCCGTCTATATATCATATCATTTCACTAATATTTTCAATATATGATGAGATTACCAATTTAGAATCTTCTCTCAATTCATCAATAGATTTGTTTTCATCTAGAAGTATACCACAATTCTTAGTATACTGATCATATAGTTTATATAGTTTTGTCTTTTTATCTACCCAAGAAGTTATTCCTTTTTCTTTAGAGTTCTCTTCAATTAGATTTTTGGCTTTACCAGTTATACTAAATAAAGCAGCAGAAGTTAAGCGAGCTATATTATGCTTTTTCTCTGCATCACTTTTAAAAGTACGCATAGGATTTTACCTCCATATCTTTTAAAGAAATATCTATTCTTTAAATCAGTAATATCTTTCTTTTGTAATTATTAGAAATTAGTCTAGATAGTCATAAAAAATAATGATAGGGTAAACAAATATATAGTATAGAGTGTGTATATGTAATAAAATATATTTTCTACACTTTGTTTAGCCTGCTAACCTACACAATTTTTCTGGCTTGAAATTGTTTGGTTAACCTCTTAAAAATTATAAACAAAAACTCTTTTTATTTATTTTCTATAACTATACTAACGGCATGAGAAAATACTTATCTTGTTTTAAAAATTATTTACAGCTTTCCTTTCTTGTAAATAAGATATAACACTACTAATACGACTGCTTTTAATAATAGTTACATATACTCTCTATACTACTCTCTTTCTAGACGTAATATACTCATAACAGTTTGGGATAAGGTCTAAGACCTTATCCCGCTCTTATTGTCTAAAGTCTTATCCAAATGTCACTGAGTCTTAGTTGTATACTTTGAATCCAGGATGATTAACTCCTTTGAGTTTATTAGTGATAGGATTAGAATAATCCTTATCAGGATCAAAGTCTGGAACGTTATTAATTGGAGTAGATACAGGTTCTTGTTTTTCTTCAGGAATGTAATCCTTTCTACATCTATTATTCAATTTGATTACTTCTTTTTTGATACGACGAGCTGGATCAATACCTAATTGAATAAAGATGTCAGCCATTAGATTCAATACGAAAGATGATCTAATAAATCCATCTCTATCAGCTGGATTTCTCCAGTTATGATAGTTTGGTTCATCTTCCCAGTGAGGTAAGTCAAGGGAATCAAAATCTACTCTATTGCCATAGTGTTCAAAGATGTATTGTAAAGGTTCTTTTTCTTTAGCTACATCTTTTTCTAATTTAGGAAAATGAATGATATTCGTATTTTCAGGATCTGGCTTGGCAATTGTTAAAGTTTCATAGGCATATTTCAATTTATTGAAATACAGCTCAGTTGCTAAATCAATATTATAAGTATTGAAGATCATAATTTCTTTAGGTTTAGCATCTAGAGTAGTTACATTGAAGAAGATATAATTAGTTCTTTCATAACTGAATGGAATGACTAAAACTCCAATGAAGTATTTGTATTTATACTTTTTAAACACATGACGATTAAAATGTAATAATCTTATATCTCTTCTTCCACTTTCTCTTGTACGAGCTAAGAATGGAAATCTTACATCTTCAGGAACTTCTTTTAGGTCACTAAATTTCATAGTGGATTCATAGTTGTATGTCACACTAGAGAAATCATGATTTTTAATATAGATTTCAAACTCTTTCAATTCTATTCCTCCTTAATTCTAGCATAGCTTATATACATATTCACTTATCTTATCTTTTGATACACCGAAGTCCTTTTCACCTTCCATCATATTCACATGAACATAGACTGGTATACCTATTCTACTCATCTTATATTTAATACCTTTTAAAACATAATCCTCTATATCGTTATCTATATAGATATGGAAGGTTACATCTATAAGACTTTGTGTGGTAACGAAATACTTAATAAGGCTTATGTATGTATTACCACCTATAGCTGCATAGATATTATTAGTTCTATTAGCACCTCTTAAGTTATAGAATACAGATAAGATATCAAATGTACCTTCTGCTATATGAATATCTATATGATCATAGATATTACAAACTGATGGGATAATATAATACCCACTTCCTTCTCCATCTGAGATAGTGTATTTTATATATCTACTATCTAAAGATTTGTGAACTTTCTTTCTAGCTTCATCATTCATAAGATTTCTAAATATAATAGCTGAGTTGTTATTATTCAGGAATCCTATAAAGACGTTATTGATAGTATCTGCAATTGGCTTAGATCTAGTTACTTTATTAAATTTGTTATGGTTTAGAAATTCATATAAGCTTAGAATTATTTTACAAGATGCCAAATCCTCATAAGTAAGATTTAAATCTAATCTTTTATTAAGATAACTTAATTTATATGCAGAAATTGGATTATCTTGTGGAATTGGTACTTGTAAATTCAATTTACCTTGTCTATTTAAACGATACCTGCTTAAATTAGACACTCTCTTA